TAACTTTACCATCCAATTCAATTTGGTTTGTGAATATTAAATTAGAAGTGAGAATATTACCGTTCACGGTTACAAGATCACGATTACCTGTACCGATAAAGAATTCCTGGTTTGCACCAACTTGGAAATCGTGGACGGGGTTTGTGGTTTTGACACCAATTTTATCTGTAATGTTCATCCTCGCAGCCTTAACCGTTTTAGAAACATCTAAAATCACTTCTTGACCACTTTCCATAAATAGATCAGCCCCGATCGAAAAACTCTTTGTTGGTGATGTGTTAGCAATACCTATCCGAGTGGCGACAATTTCATCCGCCTCAATCTCACCGGTGATAATACTCCGTACTGTGGTGAGTATATCTTGCTCTGTGGGATTTGCATCCATATTGGACACAAAAATCTGGTCGAAACGAACAGTTCTACCCATATATACATTAACTACCGAATAAAATTCCGGCTAATCCATCCTTGATTCGAAGAATGTTGTAATTTACTGCATACACAAACAATGGTTGATTAGTGGGTCTATTTAAACCCTTCTCTGCACCCCTAATGGTAAGTTTGGCGTTATCTAGGCGGCTGAAATTACAAGAACCTGAGGGGTTATAGTCTGATGCATTCATGCAGAAGTGGTACGCAAAGAAACGTGTATACATCAACACTTGACTTTCTGGGATAAATTCAGAAGTCCCAAATGAAGATTTGTAATAATTTTGTACTGTGTGGAAATAGAGTGGACTCATCTGTTCAAGTAAATGTGTCCCGTTTATTTGTAAATCGGCACTCTTGAACGTAAACCTATCGTTCGCAAAATCACCACTATTGGCACCAAATCCAAAGAATAATGATTTAACTGGGTGGTTGAATGATGAAATGTCACACACGTTCTCATTTGTGGCAACTGTATTATCGATAGTTGTTGTTAGAGGGAATTCTATCCTTTGAACTTGTGTAATTACAAAATCGAGGGGTCGCGTGATTAATGACTCCCTCTCATTGGTGTCTAGGTATACATAATTACCATAAATCTTAGCCTTTTTCTCATCTGCCGTTATAAGAGCTAAATTTGCTTCATCGAAGTTTATCCTTATCTCGACTTCATGGTGTTGTAACGCTATAAGGGGTAAAAACGCTTTGTGATCACAGAAAAAGAAGTGTAGGGGTAGAAATGTAAAGTTAGATGTCGAAGTTTTGTTATTAAGTTCTTGGGATTTATTCCATGTATCAGCTAGGTAATTTGGCCATATATCTCCAAAATAATCATAATGCTGTGAATCTATTTTCTGACCACCGATAAAGAGGTCTAGTGTGGAGTTATAGAATAGATTGGATGCGATATTTGCATTAGAATTGAGAGAACTCGACTCTACCCACAACCCTGTCAATATATCACCCAATACAGGGATTTTGATGGACATATCTTTATCGGAAAGATGTTTAATATATTTTGGGGCTTGTGAAAAGTTTGTATGTCTAGTAAACTTCATACGAAAGAAGGAGTGTCCTTCATCACTGTTTAGATACACATCCTGCACACCTTTAGATACGAGTTGTATTAATGCACCCGACATTTAATTATTATTTAGATTATAAAAACAGACACTTTCCCTGAGGGAAGTCATCCTTTATTTCCTCAACAACTCTCCCTTTGATGTTAAATCCACCTTGTCTATACACTTTCATTCTCTTGTAATACATTGCAGTGAAGACTGACCAGGGGTCGTGTACATCGTATATATGTGGGTTGTTCTTCTTACCCTTCGTTTCCCTCATAATTCTCCCGATAGACTGTTGAATGTCTGACTTAGGGGTGGATAAGATAACTGTATCGAGTGTTGGGATATCGAGGCCTTCATGGGCTTGACTGAATGTGGCGAATATGATTTTCTTTTTTGAGGATTCGTGGAGAGCTGCTTCTTTCATACCACCCATGTAAAGTCCTGAAGTTTTAGGGAAACATTGATGTAAGAACTCACAATGGAGCCGACGATCACTGAGTACTAATAATTGTCGATTACCAGCTGATGCCTTTTTCACCAGTTGTACCAGCATTTGATTTCTTTGTCGATCTTCTACCAGGTGTGTAATCATATTCGGCATTGAAATTTTACCATTTCTCATGGAAGGTGGGGGATTCTTATAATTTGGGGAATCGTAGGTGATTGTCATCACCTCAACCTGTTCTTGGTTTTTACGTTCTACTGCAAAGAATGTCGGACCCATAAACCAGTGAAGAACTTTGGTGAGTCCATCCTTCCTTTCAGGTGTCGCTGAGAGTCCATAAATATGTTTTGGGCACATTTTGAAGAGAGATTGACTGAATACTTTCGCACAAATGTGATGTGCCTCATCGACAATCAATGTACCAATACTTTCAAAATCACCAAAGCTGTATTCTTTGAGGGAGAGGGACTGTAGCATCGCTATTATAAAATCACATTCAACCTCCTTCTTGTCCTGCTGGACTATACCGATTGTTGCACCTGGGCAAAATTGTTGAATCCTCTCTCTCCATTGATCAGCTAAAAACTGTTTATGTACCACGATCATCGTGCGATACCCCAATTTACAAGCTATGGCCAAGGATACCGTCGTTTTGCCGTAACCACATGGTAGAGAAAGGACACCATGCCCTGCTTTAATTGCTGCTGCGAGTGCTTCATTTTGATGTGTAGCATCTCGTAATTCTCCGACAAATTTGGCCTTGAATTTTGCTGGTTCTGGTCGCTTGTCAATTTGGGCTTCCCCAAGCTTATCAGTTCCATAGAATCTTGGAACGCAGACTCCACTCTTAGCTGGTCGGAAAACCTTGAAAGGTGGTGGAGGAAACCCATAATCACCATTTACGATAGGTCTTACGGTAAGCTCCTTTTTAATTTCCTGTATTGGTCCCGCGTCTACGAGGTACCCAGTTCGGGTGAGAACTGTCATATCTACTTATTTAAAGATGTGAAACTTTAAATGAGTAAATGCCTACTCTTTATATTAAGAGACTTCGACCCTCAAGGACTTGAAAATATCGAGGAAGAGAGGACCCAAGAAAACCCTGAGTGATTCTCCACATTCCAAACACCCTTGAAATCAACCTCAATTTCAACTTCATCACCCTTTATTAGAGACTGTATAGGGCGTCCCTCAACCTTACACATCACTCTCCTATAACGGAATGGTACCTTTACCGTGAGAATCGTATCATCGAGGGGATTATTAATATTTTGATTCGTGAGAAGATGGAATTTATTTGCATGCATTCGTTCTATAATTCCAGATACGTTGGGAGGAATTATAAAACGAATATATTTTTTACTATTGAACTCATACATGGGTTCATACACTTTAGCTACAAACTTCATTTCTTTCTATTAAAGTACACTAAGACCAAAACTATAAGTACTATAATCAGGAATAGTGAAACCCTCGAGACGAGGAATGGTTTGAATGGTTTTCTTGTCCCAAATAATTGGTGACTTAGGCTTCGTGATACTTCTACTGATGCCTCGATGCTCGAATAGGGTGTATTTCTAGGAGACATCATACCACACATTGCAACTTTGGGACATTTACCAAAAAATGGGAGTTGTCCCTGGAGTCCCAACACCCCCGAGGATTGTGAAAATTCCCACTTTTCACCATTCCATTCAGAACCCCACCCAATCCTAGATGTTTTTGGTTCAGGTACCTTCAATTGGTCTATAACCCCACGTATAAGAATATTTGGATCTGTGTTCATGAGCTCGGGTGTAATATCACATATCACACAAGATACAGTCTTACCATCCTCTAGGACCACTGGTTGTAGATTCCATTCCGTTGTACAAGCAATTTCTAGATCAGACTTCAAATATATTGGTTTTTCATAATCAAGAATCACGTTCAAGGCACCATACGTACTGTAACGAACCTTCTTTTCCGCATCCGGACCCCAGTTATCACCCAAAAGTTTGAGAGCTGGGCTATTATCTACACACAAAAACAACATACCATCATTTATGAACGTATCATTACTGAGTTTGGCGGAGTATCCATCTTCACGATATTCTACAGAATCCAACTCAACCCCAAATAAAAAATTAACACCCCTCTCTAATAGTGCAGTTTCCATTGAGTCACACATACCCTTACCTGAAGTTTTCTGAGTGTAGAGTTTAGACAAACCAACATGATCTAAATTATTTACAAACTCGAATGCTGACATTACACCCCAAGTGACACCATCCATTATGAGGGGTAGATGTTCTAGTGTTGTTTTACCACTCTCTGAAAGAGTTCCAACTGCATCTTTGAGAGAAATAGATTTGTATTTTTCAGGGTCTTTAAAAACATTAAATAGGAGGGATGAGAGGGTTATATAGTCTCTAAACCCGAGTGTCTTCAAGACATACCGTGAGGTACCGACGCCACTTTTGGGTACGAAAATATCACCCCATTTGATACCCATCTCTTCAAACAGTGATCTCGTATTTACGAATGCGCGATCAAACACTACACGATGTGCGTGTAAATCACGAGTCTCTGTATCCGGTTCCCACCAAGATCCACCTGCTGAAATCTTTCTATCGTAAATTGTTATTTCATGTTCACCTTCCCTGAGAAACTCCCAAGCTAGGGACATACCGGTAGGCCCAGATCCTACAATATGAATCTTCATTCTACTTTTAACACACAATTTAAATGAGTCCAGTCTTCTCACGCTCAGCGGGCGTTTTTAACGCGTATAGAACTGCAACGAAAATTATGGTGGATAAAATGGCGTACTCAACATCCCTGGATGCCGTTAAGGTGATTAGAAATAGAGAAATGAAACGGAAAATTTGGTTATCGAACAGAACTTTTAAACGTTGTGGGATCTGGACGGCATTACCAGAGAACAAACCTTGGTAAAGTACAATAACCGAAAAAATTAAGGATGGGGGTTGGAGAAGTTTTTCAATTGGGCCACTGACTGATCCGAATAGGTTAGCGATCTTTGTCATTTATATACATTGAGAAAATTAAAAAAATTACAAAAGGATATTAGCTCGTCGAGTACAGCGTGGTTTACTTTTCGTAAAAGTTAATAGACTTATCATGCTCCTTGAGGTACTCCTTCATACGACGTTGCTCATCCCGGATAATATCAGAGAATTTTTCTTTGATCTTACCCACGTCAGTGTCACTGTCTCTTTGTATCTTCTTACTCAATTTCTTGAATCCTTTATTCTTGTTGTTAGCGGCGAATATCACTGGTGAAGCAATAGCGAACATTGTGGTTATTGTCTTTTAAGGACATTTAATTTTTAACCGTGTTAATTTTTCCTCAAACTCCCTTCTCTCACCTGGAGATTCTATAACCTTACCCGTACTTAGAGCTTCTATTTCAGGTCCAGTGAGTTGCATAGCATTAACCCTAAAGTCCAAGAAGGCTTCCATAGAGAGGGGTACTAGGGGCTGAATTAATTCGTAAATAGCCGTGGCATACTCACGGATTTCCTTTTGGGCGTGGTGATCCATTCGTAATTGGAGGAAATGCATGAGATTGTGGAGGTCCATTTTCCACACAAAGGAGGTGTATGTCGATTGTGGTAAGACCCCACGGGCTTGTTCCCTACAGACACCCTTCTCTAGGAGTTCCTCATAAACTTTGAAGGCATTCTTATATTGTTGAGAGAGGGTCTCACTTAACGCATCCCCAATGTCCACAACACCATCAGATCCCTGGTGATTTATTTCGGATTGTCCACGAAGGACATCTGGTTCGTAATACTCTTCATCAACGATCGAGTATCGGGCAGACATCTCATTTACTGAGGCGGTCCTATGTCTCAGCCATTGTCTCGCAATGTATAAGGGTGCCTTGATACGAAACTTAAATACTACCAATTCTAGGGGTGAAGTATGCCAGTTGCGAACGAGGTAGCGAATGAGACCCCTATCACCACGAGTTGTTTTCGTTCCCGTTTGATAACTCACACGTGCACCATCGACGATAGCCTTATCTAGATTCTCTAGGGGCATATGGTCGACGAGTTCTACAAATCCACGATCCAAAACTTTTTTCATTGTACAATACTATCCGTTTATTTCTTTAATTAATTCATCTATATTTTTATAATATCTTTTCAAATCTTTCATGAATCTTTTATTGTTTTCGAGAACTTCACAATCAACTTTGTTTACATAGATCCATGCTAAGTTGGGTTTAGAATATTTTGTCATTTTTTGATTTTCATTTGGACGACGTGCAACAAGTTTGGTGGACTTCTTTTTCTTCTTGGAGGAGGCTGATGCGACTTCAACCCTGTTAACAAAACTCAAGGCTTGCATGACTGTATCCGCGAGGTCATCTTTTTTCTTAGATTTTACGAATGTATCTATCCAATGGGCATTCACGTCATCTTGGCGAATAAATGCTTCACATCTCTCAATTGCAACCTTCTTTCTTTTATTGTATTGTGCCTTACCCGGTCCAGCCACATCCGGGATCTTGTGACGGGCATCATAGAGTATAGTCTCTGCACTTGGGCACTTAATTATAAAGTAGGAGTGGAGAAAGTGCATAACCGAAATCATTTTCTTATTGCGGTCAGGTTGTTTTTCGATTAGAATCACTTGGGCATCTAAAATCCACGGTCGTTCATCGAGGTGATCTCGGAGGGATACATAAAGACCATCCTTGTGTTCGGGTGGTACACCTGAGACATCCCACTGGGTTACGAGATTCTTCTTATTCTCATCGAGAAGGCACATTGCCAGATTTCGAATACCAACGTCTATACTCAGAATCATTAGTTTAAAGAGTGTGTATCTCTTTAACCATCTACTTTAATCTAAGGGACTTAAAGAGGTAAATTTTTTATTCTCTATGTGGTGTTGGTGGTGTTGTCACACATTCGATGGAATCGACTTGACCTTACCTTATAGGTATGATGACCGACGAAACAAATTTTCGACTTTTGGACATTTTTGTTCTTGGAGTTGTATGAAATCCTTCGCAATCGATAAATATGGGTGTAGTAGAGGTGGACTCATATGTGGAAATATCGTGATGATGCGCAAAAAGATGTACAACCAAATAGGAAGTGTAAAAGCAGCACCAAATAGATTCAAATTAAAGGAATTTGGGGGCGAAATGACTATAGAGGAATTTAGGGAAAATCAAACGATTGATAAAGATATCGTACCGTGTGAGATTCAATCGAAACCATTTGTTGATAATCTCATACCCTTTGTTTCAAACACGAAGAAGATGGATGAAATAAAGAATTCTACTTCTAACAACAGTTCTCTAAAACTAAAAAGAAATAAACCTTTACAGAGATCCCACAATAATTTGGAATCAGCTTTGGGACTTATTATAACTCCCAAAACCTAGATTTCTCTTTTGTTTAGCTGTTGGTATTGAAGGTGGTAATTTTTCAGTTTTTTTACTATGAACCCACTTTTCACCATCGTGGGCTACCCAACAAATATCGTGTCTTTCCATGGCTTTCCTACATAAAACACAAGGCAATGACACTGCATCCCCCTCTACAGTTTTACGACAAATAACCAGATGACCATACTTTCTGTGTACCCACTCTGAAAACTGGTGAGACTTATATCCCCTTTTGAAACATTCTCGATAGAGTTGTTTTATAATTTGTCTCTCTGCACACATATGATTATTACTTTCTATACTTAGACCCTTAGTCATAGAACCTGTCACCGTACAATATTTCATACTTGACAGTTCAGACAGGCTGCTCCATCGTATACAAAATCACATCTCTTACACTCACTTAGGACGTTAATTCTCTTTTTTGGTACAAGACCTTGGGCAAAACGTTCGAGTTCTTTGACTGTGTAGAGACCATACTGGACCATAACTTCGAGTGATGGAAATCTCATTCTTCATAAATTACGTTTCTTTCGTTTAAATTAGTTTTCGGGGGAGAGGCACGGGATGCACTTGGTCAAATTCTTTTTGGCCTTCAGCATCGCGGCAAAACTGTCTACCATTGGTGGAACCATGGTTTTGAGAATGATCTCGAATTCACTATCCTTCTCACCATCATCAATTTGCTCGATGAGATGGTTAAGAATACCCACAACGAGCTTCTTTTTTTGGGGACCGGGGAGCTTCTTGAACTTGGAACTCTCCAACATCAACCGACCTAGGATAGGGGGGATATCCTCCTTGGTGAGACCATCATCGATGTACTCGACGCGAATTTCTTCTACGGTTTTCACAACACTCTGTGCATCAATCTTCCCAGCGAATTTTTGTAAAATTGTATCCATTTTATATTATCTTTGTATATTATAATACAGAATGGATTTTAACGATATTATCGCATCACTTGCGTTTGGTATAGGTTTTATTCAGATGTACAGCGATGTGAAGAATTCTGACGAACTTGACGAGAAGGCAAAAAAGCGCCTTATCCTCGGTGTGATTGCGAGTCTATTGTGGTTGACATATCAGGGTAGAAAGTATGGTGTAAACACTACAACGATGTACACGACCATCGGTCTCCTGGTACAAGTATATCTATTAAACAAAATCCTCCTAAAAGACATTAAAGATTGAAACCCTCTATAAATCAGAAATGAGTTCCCTCACTTGTGCCCAATTGAAACCTTCCTATTACAAGCGGTATGAAACTAAGTTAACCACCAAACGTCGTATGTGTTCTTCTTATAAGGTCCGTTCGTCTAGTGAGCCTTCGACCGAGCCTTCTGTCGAGCCTCCGGTCAGTACTTCTATCGAGCCTTTCAACCCAAAGACTCGATTCGCGGAGGTTCTCAATGGTCGTGCTGCTATGCAAGGTGTTCTATGGGGTTCTCTAAACTGGATGATGACAGGTGAAAATGTCATTCAGCAGATTGAGGATCCTGCGTACGCTATCGCTGCGACTGGTGTTGTTACTACATTGGCACTCGCATCTCTCTTCACCGCCGAAAACTTCAGCACCGATAAAATTGGAGCATTCACACCTGAGGCTGAGATCAAGAATGGTAGACTGGCAATGCTTGGGTTTATCGCCTTGTTTGGGTTGAGTGCCATGTAACCTAAAAATTCAATCATTTTAACTTTTTCTTCCATTGAAAATGTCCCTGCTCTACGCATCACGTAGGCCAAGAACATCATCAGAATATATACATTGAAGGCTATTGGCTTCATACTTATACTTTTAAAAAGTTTATAAGATCCTCCCTCGTTTTCTTTTGACACCACCCCAGTGCTTTCAGTTTATTTGCACAAATGTAATACCGTTGATCATTGAATGGGCGGTCGTCGACATATGTGATCCATTTATCATAGTCAGTGGTTTCCAACAGTGTCTCAATAATGAGTTTAGTAACTTCCATAACAGTGAGTTCATCATCTGATGCAATGTTATATACTTCACCAGGTGTTCCACTTTTCCATACAACCTCCACTGCATCAACCACATCTTCGACGTGCATGAAAGCCCTTTTAACTGTAGCAGATCTCGATCCGTGGATTGTACACATTTTACCCTCTTGGACTAACCTCTTAAATTTGGGGATAAGTTTTTCGGGGTATTGGTTTGGGCCGTACACGTTGTTACATCTTATTACTTTTATGTTCATCCCAAATGACTCTATGTACGAACGAACAATCATCTCTGCGGCAGCTTTAGAGGCGGAATAAGGATTTGTGGGTCGGAGAACACCCTCATCCTCTGTAAATGGTACATCTGTCTTGGATTCTCCATACACCTCATCGGTACTAAAGTGTATAAATTCAACACTTGGTATTTGACGTCGACACGCTTCTATGAGTACGTGGGTTGCGTGTGTGTTATCCATTGTGAAGGAGAGTGCATTTTCAAATGAATTATCTACATGGCTTTGTGCTGCAAAATGAAATATAGCGTCAAATTTATATTTTTCTATGAGGTGTTCCATAAGTTCTTTATTACCAACATTACCCTTAACAAATGTTGCTACACCCGGTTGAACATTTTGAACATTTGAGCAGTAATCCAATTTATCGACATTTACAAAATGTATATCTGGATATCTCTTCTTCATTATATTAAGGAAATTGGAGGCAATAAAGCCACAGCCACCTGTAACCATTACATTACTATACATTTCCCCTTTACTTTACGGTCGGCAAATGTTTTAAGTAAATTACACACACAATCAACATCCTCGATAGTCATACCGTGATGGGCACCGAGAAGGAACCCGTCGCTCATAATTATATCAGCATTTTCAAAGTCATCGAGATATTCTCTAAATGCAGGGTGTCGAGTGATATTACCCGCGAATGTAACACGTGTTTGAACATTGTTACTCTCCATAAAATTCACAAGTTCGAGGCGATCTGGACACTGTAAAGGAATGGCGAGCCAATTTGGGGATCTTGAGTCGTCTGGTAACGTGTAATAACTACAGTCTTTGAGATTCTCGAGATAGCGTTCCACATTTTGTCGCCTGATTTTCAAGAACCCCTCGAGTTTATCGAGTTGGACGAGACCGAATGCAGCGTTCATCTCACATGCTTTGAGGTGGTACCCCGCGACACCGTACAAGAACTTCCAATCGTACGGAATACCATCGACTGAGTGATTAAACCTCTCACCCGGCTCCTCGATGTTGTCCCCTATACGACCCCAATCTCGAAACATTAGGGCTCTCTTGAGATGTGCAGCATCATTGAACATTACCATACCACCTATACCACCCGCGGTAATCACATGACTCGCATAAAAGCTTGTTGTACTGATATCGGTACACTTGGTGTGGGTGAGGGTGTCTGCCGAATCTTCAAATAGAGTCACATCTGGGAAAGCTTCTCTAATAGCTTCCCAATCTGGTACATTCCCAATTAGATTTGGGAGGATAATACACTTTGTTTCCGGGGTCACAACCTCCCGGAGTTGTTCTACACTAGGTACGTATGTGTCTAACCCGACATCACAGAATACTGGGTTGAGTCCAAGTTGCATTAGGGGTGCTACAGTAGTTGAAAAACCACACGCGGGTGTGACAACCTCAGAACCCTTGGGGAGGTCTAATGCACAGAGACCTAGGAGAATTGCACTACTACCAGAGTTTACGAATAATCCTTGTTTCTTTCCAAAAATTTCCGAGACCCGTTCTTCAAAACGAACCGTGCGGTCACCAAACCCTGCGAGCCATCCATCACGGAGACA